CTCTCATAGTTGGGTCATTTAAGTATTTCCAGTCAGACTTATAGAAGTCGTAACCTCTTCTAAATCCTGTGAAACCTAAATTTAACGCCATCTCTTTGTCATTGTCAAAAAGACCATATGAAGTACCACCTGCTCCGTAAGAGTTTTGTGCAGCTAACATATCGTCAATATCAAAAGCAAACTGACGATCAACGAATATTACGTTTTCTTCAATTGCTCCCTGCTTATCTAAACGACTAATCACATTGTCAAAATCTGCTAACACTGTTGGGTTTCCACCGTCCCAGATATTACCTCTTTGTTGTACAGTGTAGAAGATACCGTCTGATCCAGCTCCAGTTTCACCAACTCCAGCGTTTGTACCACCCAAGATAGCATCTGCTCCAGATCCCTGCTCTGCAGGTACTGCTTCAATCATTGCTGTTTCTAAGAAATCATCAAATCTTAGTCTTGTTTCATGCTCAGATTTTAAATACCATAAGTATCCATTTGCTCCGTCTTCAGTAGTAATTTCAATCCATCCGATTTGAGCCATGTCAGATCCAGACACGTTGTAAGTATCTTTAATGATAATAGGCTTGTTGTCAAATATGAAATCATTTGATTCAAGAGAACCTTGCATTCCTGCTGTTCCTTTTCTAAATTCAGATCCATAGATAAATACAGTAACATCTGCATTACCTGCTCCTGATCCTCCAGTAAATCCAGCTGCTTCATAAAAATCTGCTGTGAATTGACCTTGACCATTAGCAGCTGCTCTTGCAGTTACTGCACTAACAACCGCTTTGTTTGATCCTGACCCGTCATTTTTTACGATAACAAGAGTTTGACCAACTCTAATTACTTGATTAGCTGCTGTTGGATCTAGCACGTCATTAACTTGAAATTGCAGTTGATTAACTCCTACTGATGCTGCACAACCTACTTGAGTGTATTTAGTATGTAATCTACCTTGCTCTGCCCATTTGATAAGGTCAGAGTTAGTAGGCATCTCAGCACCTACCATACGTAGGAATGAAGAGATTGTTCTGTTACCATAACGCTCGAATTCTTTTTCGTAAGTGTCTGGTAAATATTGATTTAACCAATTAAAATCTGCGTTAGTTAAATAGTTTTGTGCTGTAGGAGTCCTCTCGGAACTCGGCGTTAGCGCAAACGTTGGGGCGGCTTTTACTTGTCCTGCCATAATTATAAATTTTTAATTAATATTAAGTTTTTTTTACACTTCTTATTTTTAGTCCATTGCTCGAAGGCGATGACACTGCTTTAACTTGCATTCCTCCTTTAGTGCTTATTTCAGGTGTTGAGCGTTCACTCATATTAATATTTTTAGTCTTACGCATAACATCTTCTGTAGCACTTGATTTGCCTTGCTCATAAAAAAACTGAGCAAACTTATCAGGATTCATGGCTATAGCTAATGATCTATGATATCCATCTGGATCTGTTAAAAGCCCTTTGTCATCTATAAATTTATTTACGAAATTCATTGGTGTTTCTTGAGCTTTCTTTAATTCAGACGCGTTCCCAGGATTAAAGTATATATCGCTACTATCTAAATTGAACTTAAAACCTTTAAATTCATTATTGAATACTTCATCACTTTTTTTGACAAACCATTCGCTTTGGCGTTTTGCTTCTTCCTGCCGATCTTTAGCTGTATTCACATATTGCTTATAAGCATCGTACTCTTTAGAATCGCTGAACGAATTATCACTAGACTCTAGGGGTAATTTATATTGTTCTTGCTGCTCCTTAAAAAATCGTTTTGCTTTAGCAATAATTTTTTTCTTTGCTAATTTAGTTTTCTTAATTACTGAGTCATCGTCTAATTCCTCATCATAGACATAATCCTCCATTAAGGAATCAATGTCTTCAGGATCTAAACCTTCTTCTGTAACTGTCAAATACTCTCTTACCAAAGAATCAGGGTTTGCTTCTGAGTAATCTTTTTGTAGTTTTACAAAATCCTCAATGCTTCGTCCTGTTTCTTTTTTATACTTGAAGTAAGCTGCAACATCAGAGGGCATTTCTGGTGCCTCTTCTCTTGCTGCAATTAATTCGTCTATAGAATTAATCTCCTTACCGTATCTTTTTCCAATAAATGAAAGAACATCTTGTTCTGATAATTCCTCAGAATCTTTTTCAGCTGGAACATTTTCTTCTTCTTTTACTTCAGCTGTTTTCTCTTCTACATCTGATGAATCTTTTTTAGTCTCATCAAACTTTAATTCTTGTTGAGCCTCATGTTTTTCTAATAGCTCCTGTTCAACTTGTTGTACCGACTTTTCTTCGACATCGGTTAATTCTCTTACCGTAATTCCCATTTGATTTAAATTAAATTTTAGTTAATACAAAGTTATATAAAATATATACACGTTTTAGCTACTATCTAGGATTAAACTCTGCTAAATCAAAACCATCTAAACTATCCTCATTTGATTCAAAATTTTGAGGAGGCAGATTGTTTTTTCTCTGATTGATCAATTTAGATTGTTCACTATTTTGTTGACTTATTCTTCCACTCTTAGCCTCTTCTCTAGATTGCTCTCTGTTCGACAAAGCTTGGCCGTCCATGTTACGCAATTGTATATTATAATCAAACTCTTGTTGCATTAGCTGACTTTTTAATTGAGCTTCTGCTTTACTGCGTTCAATTTCCATTTGCATCTCTCCTTGCTTGTATTGAAGTTTGCTTTGCGTTTCTAATTCTATTTTTTGCATTGCCATTTGACCCGCCATCTCTTGAGACTTTAATTGTTGCTGAGAAACCATTGCTTGCTTTTGCATCTCCCTTTGCTCGTCTTGCTCTTCCTTCGCCTTCCTTTTAACTTTTAATAATTGATTTGCCAGTTTTAAATTTTTTATTTCTCTAATATCTATTGCATCTTCTAAATTAATATCTTGTTTAGATAAAGCCATTTGAATGTTTTGCTCTAACATTGCTTTTTGTTCCTCATCTGGAGATAGCTCTATAAAGACACCAAAGTCATAAATATAAAGTTCTGATATTTCTCCCAGGATGCTAACGTTATACTTTCCAATTTTATTAATAAAATCTTCTTTAAAGTCGGAGTACTCTAAAATATCAGCCACCCTATATGTTAACGCTTCGGCTAACGTACGATATATGTAAAGACTTCCGTCTAATATATGGCGGGTAGCTGTATTAGAGCTTAGTGCCGCTAGTTTCTGTACTCCCACTAATGCATCTGAATTTGGTGCAGATCCATCTCTGGCTTCATTTAATCCAGTTACAGACCGAATCATGTCTAAGTAATGATTGTAATTCGCTATAAGCATTTGTGTTTTTGATGCTCCTGAGTTACTAGTTAATTGTTGAATAGGTGTTTTGCCCTGATTGTATTCCCCTTCTTGTGTATAACTCCTACCAATAACACTACCTGTTTGGAAATATAGTCTTAATGCATCTTCTGGATTATAAGCCGCTCCTGTTCCTAGATCAACTTCATTTAATCCATCTGCATCAATGTATACTCCATCAGGGACAACTCTTGCAATTACCTGCTGTAGCTTTAAGTGTGTCATTTGAATTAAATCGGCAAATGGTATCATTCGCCTAACTAAAGATTCAATAACTCCTTTATACATTCTAGGTGCACACGCTACATAGTTAGGCATTGCGTGTTGTGAAGATGACTTTGGTCTAACCATATTCTTAGCTAACTCCCATTTAAGAATAATATTGGTTCCCATAACCATTACTCCATCATACCACACATCTATTGTTTTTTCTATTTTTTCAAAGTTACCTTCTTCTAGCATCTCCTCTGGAGGATTAAAAGTGTCATCTTTTTCAATCATTCGAGTTGCTCCACCTTCATTTATTTTTTTCTTGTAGACCATTTTTTTTGTGGTCTTATAATTGAAATACATTAACGTACACGTGTCCCTATAAAATATATCATTCTCATAATATTGTGCAGTATTAAAATAATCATACCAGCTTTGACTGTATTGAGATATTTTTTGTAAATCTTCAGTATCGAGAGATGGATCAATTTTTATTAATTCAGTTAAAGGAACTGTTTTAATTTCTCCCCAATAAAAACAATCTTTAAAGTGAGGGTCTTCAGTATAACTATAAACCACATTTGAAGGGTCTACATATGATATTTCAACACCTGCTCCAGGAAGAAATTGATGTTTAGC